TAGTGTTATCAAAGCATTCACATCAACTTCTTCATTCATCAATAAGATCCTCCATCCAAGGTATCAGTCCAAGTGGGGGTATTTGACTCATTTGTCGTCAAAACAAAGTTTGACGTACTGATACCAGAACCAGGAGAAACTGTAGAAGTTTGCAATCCATTAACATCAAAGAATACGATTCCGTTGTTACTGAAATCTCCAGTCTGGTAGTAAATACCTTTAATATCTAGGAAACCTCTGGTTCCTGTAACTACATTATTAACAATAGTGGCATCTGGAATATAAGTCCAAGATCTTTCAACAGCAGCACTGCCTTCACCAGCACTATCGTTATAACCAAAGAATCCAGTTCTACCAGCACCAACACCATCAGAAGTGGCGTAAGCAAAAGCAACACCTCTATCAGTATTAGTGTCTACATTTACTGTAAAAACAAGTTGAGTTTCAGTCGCAATCCCTGATGTAGTAACATTACTAATCGTAATGATTTCAGTGGAAGTATCAATATTAGTAATAGTACTACCAGCACTAATAGATCCACTACCAGCTACTAAATCTCCAGTATTAAGACCAACAACAGAATCAATCGTAATAGTAGAAACACCACTAATGACTGGTTGCATCACAGTCCGAGTGGTGGTTGTTACTCCTAATGTAATAATAGGATCATTAATACTAAGTTCAGATGAATTTACAATATTGGATGTTCCATCAACTTGAAGATCACCTTTTATAACTACTGTTCCTTCATTATCCAATCCATCGGGGAAAGGATCAATATAAAGTGTATTGCCACTTGTTGTTTTTATTAAATTTGTCTCAATACCAACATTATTAATAGCAACACCATCATTGAATGTTGCAACACCATTTACATAGATGCCACTATTGAATGTTGTAACTCCTGTAATATCAATATGAGAGTTAACAACTACTCTTCCAGACCCATCAGGGTCCAATATAATATCCCCGTCAGTATCAGTTGATGATAAAGTATTTCCATCAAGTCTTAGATTATCAACGTTAAATTGATCAACCTTCCTATCACTATCCAATACAACAACAATACCACCATCATGGTTGACGCTATTAGTTACAGCAGCGATGGCACCAGGGGTGTGATCCATCATTGATGTATAATATCTACCACCAACAGGTACTATTGTTGGAGATGTAGCGTCATTATGACCAATAAACAGTCTGTCGCTATATTGATTATCACCACCGAAACTACCAATACCAGAAATGTGAGCTAACTCACCAAAACCAATAGTGGTTGGTAATGATGTTCCAGTAGATCTTTTAAGTTGAATCTTTACTGCCATTAGAAGACCCCACCATTAATAGTGAGATTTTGTGTGGCGCCAGTGGTTAGTTCATTAGTTCCTTCAAACTTTTTAGTAGTATTGTTATAAACCAAAACTGTTCCATCTGATGGATTAGTGATACTTACATCACTCAGTTCTGCTAATGAACCCCCCTGAGCACCTCCTAATGAAGATACAACTTTAACTGCAGGTTGTTGACCTACTCTAACCTTGATATCAGCCATGAAATCGGATAGGGGAACCTAGTATGTATTTATATTCACAGTGCTCCCATCTTGGAAACAACTTCTTGTTGTTTAAAATAAAGTTTAATATAACACTTTGCAACTTCTCTTAAAAGATCTGGATCTTTAACATCTTCGATATCTCTTGCAAGTTTTTCATATGCAAAAGATTTATTCATCGTCTCTAAAACAATTTCATCTGGATTCATTTCCATTCAAGATCTCCTTTACTAGTGATTTAAGTTCGTCAATCTCTGCTCTCATATCAGAAAGTTCTTTTTTCTCGAACTTTCGTCTATTAACAGTAGAGACATACTGATTGTATGCAACGCTATCACAGTTTACAATAGCACCAGTTTTTTCATCTCTGTAGAGATGCTGGTGCCCTTCAACTCTTATCATCTTACGGCGATTGTTCTAAGATCTTTAATTCTTGGAGCCTTCGCCTGGCTAGTGCCCGCCATGATAATCTTGATTCTGTAACCAGTAAACAGATCTAAATCATTAGCAGTGAACTCATATTCAAGGAATTGATTATCAAGACTTGCTGGAACAATAACGTCAGGTCTACCACTATTATTAGTAGGATTTACAACCTCAAGTTTACCAACTCCAGAAAGTGAAAGATTATCATAACCTGGGAACAACTCAAACTCTTGCTCAACTTCAGCAGAATCTGCTCTTACCAAACTGTAAAGAACTCTAATATCTGCTGTAGAATCTCTGTAAGCGGACAAGATAACCTTCAAACCAGTAGCTGGATTTTTGAGATTAACTGTGTTCGAAACGTAAACACCAGCATTAGGATCAAATAGCAGTGAGTTAACTCTGTTATCTGCCGCATAATCGCTGATGGGATTGTTTACACGACTATTTCTAAACTCTGTGTATGCTGCATCTGTATAGATTATAGGTGAAAGATTGTTATCCTCAGTAGTCAATGTTACTGCAGTAGTGAAGGATTTCTTCCTAGGAAGATTAGTCAATCTTGCATTCTCATTAACTTCAGAAGCAACGATTCTTGTAGAACTCAACAGGTTAATCTTATTCAACTCTACATTTTCAAATCCATTATCCAAGAATGATACTTCTGTACCATCAACACTTGTTCCTGATACAGTTCTGATTTGACCAGTAGCAGATGTGTTTGTACCTGGAGTTGCAACATAGTAGTTTGGAATGATTGCACCAAACTGAATATTCTCAGATGCCTTAGAAGTTGAACCACCCAAATCAGACTCATCATTGAATGAGAGTTCAGGTGCTCTAAGTCCTGCATCGTCAGAAGTTCTATTCAGACCATTTTGAGACCTATTAATCTCAATGCTATACTTATCCATCTCAATATCAATATTGCTGATATCATGAGTTGTATTGATTCTTCTGAGAGAAACGCCATTCAACTCATACTTAGCAACTTTGGTTGAACTTGAGTGATCGATGACCAAAGTAGAATCAACTCCTCTACCGTTTGTAGCAACCTCAAGGATATTTTCACCAACAGCATCATAACCAATAATCTCATTCTCAATCAATACATACCCGGTATTAGCAGCACTAACAGCAACACCCTCAAAGGTGAGGAAATTAGTAGTGCTAGCAACACTAATAGTATCAACTTCCTGAGAAGATAAGTTAGAAGAAAGTGTCGTTGGTGGGATATTAGATTCGATATCACTAAGTACAACTCTGTTCGTATCTGAATACATTCCATGATCGAAATGACTTACTTTAATATAGTTACCAGAATTAGCAGAACCAGTCTCTGTGTAACTTGAAATAGTTGTGTTAGCAAGTGAAACAAGATTACCACTATTGTCCATGAAACTTACCGCTGCACCAACAGTAAAGGAATCTCCCTTAAGATCTGTTAGATACAGAGTATCAACACCCTGAACTGCTTGAATATTGATAGTAGCATCAGTTCCTGAGAGTGAAGAAACAGATGAAGTAACAATTCCAACTACATCACCTTGCTGATAACCATTACCAGTATTACCAATACTTACATTTGTAATACCCTTAACTCCATCAGCAGCGGCAGTGATATTCAGAGTTAATCCTGAACCAGAACCGATAATATTGTAAGTTGAAACATTGGTATCACTTACGTAAGAAGAACCACTGGTTCCAATACCAATATTAGCAACACAACTACCTGTAGCGGATACAGTAGCAGTAACGAAATCTTCTGCTCCAACAATCTTTCTACCAACTACCAAATCTTGTTGGGTAGTAGCATCAAATGCGGTTGTGATTCCAAGAGTTGCAGTTTTGGGAAGTGTTGTGATTGGATTCTCACCCAGAATCTGAACATATCCATTACTTTCATCCAGAGTTGGATTGTAGAAGTATGCTGTACCAGAGTTAGATGTAAAGTTCGCCTTATACAGTTTGAACTTAAGATCTTGATACTGATCAGCAGTCCAGATGGTTCCGTTTTGTGACTTAAACAGACTACCCAGTGCAAACTGCTTGGTATATCTGACTGCCTCTGCATCAGGAAGTGACTGAGTATTAACAGTTACTTCACCCATACGAGCAGTCCACAACTCATACTCATCACTTGCTTCAGAAACAACCACAATCGCATATTCTCTTGATGGCTCAAGGAAGATTGGATATGGGAAGGAAACCTTAGTAGCAGTTTCTCCAGTTCTTGATACGGTAATATCTTCGGGTCTGAGTGTTACAGTATCGCCAATGATATCTCTTGTTGGTGTACCAAGTTCAACTGTTCTAATTTCAACTCTTACTGGGTTGTTATTAGAATCCTTGTTAGCAAAGAACAGGTCTACAGCGGTTAAATAAGCGCCGTTAGTATCGTCGTTTCCGCCGGTGGCGTCAGAGGTCGTTTCAACGTTTCCACCCACCGTGAAGGACTGTGCAAGGGGGTCTACGAAGCGATTGATAGTTCTTCTGGTCTGAACCATTTGTCTGACCTGGAAGACACCCTCTGCCTTATATTCTGTCTCAGCACTTGAAATCAAGTTACTACCTGGGAGGGGTTCAGCATTAGTTGGGCTGTTAGTAACCTTGTAAGATTTAGTTCCTGTTTCAATCTTAACAGCAGGAGATGGAGTAGCATATGGATCTTTGAGGAAGAATGTTCCTTTCAAATCACCATAGTTATCTGAAATGAGTCTGATATCCTTCAGATAGGCAACAGAACCACTTTCTTGACCAACCAACTTCATTCCCTTGATTACATAACCAAAGTATCTGCCCTGAGCTTCTTCGGAGAGTGCAAATGTATCAACATTCAGTACTTTTGAAGAAGAACTGTAATCTGCCTGAAGATTCTCACTCTTTACATATGGGTTGATATTGTATACTCTAGTTGGAGCGTTAAATGGACCTTCTTTATGGTTTGACTGTGCAACTCTGAATCTGATTAAAATATTTCCCTCAGAATCAGTTCCATGTACAGTCTCTCCAACTGTGAATGCACCTGAGGCACCTGTTTCTTCAAGGGTGCTATCATTAGCAATCTCAAGTAACTTGGGAACATAATCAACAGATCCGTTTCCATCAAAGAACTGATAGAACTTAGTAAGTGGTTTGATGTTTGTGATATCAAACTCAGTATTTCTGGAGCGCATGAATGCATCATTACCAGAAGATACGACTACATCTCTTGTAGTTACTTGAGTTACAGTACCAGCAAATACTCTCCATCCACCACCAAGAGAGACGTTAGATGTTCCGCCACTTACATTACGGGGTGGAATTCTAATCGTTCTAACCCAACTATCTTGAGCAGGATTTAACTCAACATTACCAGTGTAGAGAACAACGTGGAATGGATTTACATTCTCAACTCTAGTTGCTAATGGTTGCTCAATCCAACCTTTCTCTTCATATGCTAATGTAACTGCCTTACCAGTTTTTTGTACATTAGAATCGAGGAGAGGATAGTTGGTTGAAAGATCGAGAACAGTATCAATCAACTCTTCTGCAGGAGCAAGTTGACTCTTAAGAGTATTTCTAGCAATAACAGGAGTTAACTCTTGAGTTTGTGGATCAACCTGAACTTCAGAGAGTTCATTATCAATAAACTCATTGGATCTGAAGTCGTCTACAAAGAATCCACTCTTGAATCTGTTATTTCCATCAACATCTTGAATCTGAAGTGTAGCAGTATTCAACTCAAGAAGTGAAAGTGAAGTAACTCTCTCCAAGTTTTCTACTCTATCTTCGATATAACCAATGTCGCGCATTGTATATCTTCTGTTATCTACAAGATCCAGTTGAGCATCACTTGGATTGTAGAGATATGGAGGAAGGGTAACTGTACCAATCTCCATAACATTATCAAGTTTGGTAGGTGCCTTTGGATCTATTCCAGAGATACCTTTTTGAACAATAAATGTTCCAAACTTATTAATATAGATCTTATCGATTCTTCCCAGATAGTAATCATAACCCAAACGAGAAGATTCATTCGATGCTAACAGCAACTTAGGAACAGTTCCAAAATCTCTAGCGGGGAAGTTGAAAGGAGATGCTGTAGTCGATGTAAATTGTGAAACTCTAGGTCTGAAGTCAAGAGTATCAGATGCTCTTACCTTATTTTTGCCGATAAGAGGAACATCATTTGTAAATCTATCTTTATCATAACTAAGAACAGTGAATACATCACCATCATCTTCAGTTGGGATAGTATAGTGATCATAAACGATAAGTAATCTTCTTGAAGGAACTGTTGAGTCCTTAGTTCTTACAAGTCTTGAGTAATCATAGTACTGATCTCTTTGACCTTTATCAAGTCCAAAGTTGCTTGTGATATTCTTATAAGATCCAGCAGTGATTGCCTGAACATTTGTTATGATACCAGACTCAGCAAAAGTAACTTCTTCACCATTATTGATTTTTTCTGCAGTCAGATAAACAACACCCAAAACATTTGCAGAAGGTTTGGTTACAACCCTAGCAATAGCATTCGAATCTGTACCAGTGAAGTTTTCACCAATGATTGCATTGTTAGTAACATCTGCAGTAGATGTAAATGTAATCGTGTCGAGAGAAGGAGTACTAGCGTCTAAACTCTCATATACAGCAACTACCTCAGTTACATCTGGACGATTCAGTGAAACTTCTTCATCCTGAACTCTCAATCCATAGAACTGGTTATGAGTAAGTCCATCATTTACAGACGTATTAGCGTTTGTTCCAGACTTTGTATACTTAGAAAGAGTTACCTCTAAAGTTGTAGATCTTGTTAACTCTTTAACCTTACTTTGAATTCCTTGCTTGATGAGAGTTGCATTTACAACAACATTTGATCCATTAGTAAGATTAGATACCGTTGCCTCAGTGCTATTAGCATTCAATACAAACTTATCAGAAGTTACTGTTCCGATACCACCACCACTTTCGCTAACCAAATATCTTTCAGCATCAAAAGCAGTTAAGAAAGAACTAGAGATTCCTGTAAAGTCCGATACAGAAATAGTCAGTTGATTACCTGAAATAGTCTTAGCAGCAACCTGCTCCGTGACCATCAGTTCTGATCCAGTCAGACTAACTGAAGCAATATTATGATCAGGTAGTTCAGCATACAGTCCACCTTTCTCTTCGTTGGCGATTCTTGAAATACCTAGTTTTACTGATGCGTATGTACCATTAGCAACTGCAGGATTATAGACTCCAGTAACCGCTGATCCAGTAGCAGTCAGTGAGAAATTAGCACCACCACTATTAACAGCAGTGATTCTATTCCATCTCAAATCACCACTTCCTGCCTGATAAACCAAAACGTCATCAACTTTCAGGTTTGGTGCAGAACCACCAGCAGGAGTGAACAAGTTACCACCAGAGATTACACCACCAGTTACGTTATCTGGAAGATCAGTGGTCTCTAATACAGTGGTAGCAGTAAAGTTGGGATATCCAGCTACTCCAGTCTGAGTAACCGACATAATATCTCTACTATTGAAAACTCTAGTAGAAACAATTGTTCTAGGACCTGCCTGGAAGTTAGAAACGGGCAGATCATCAACACCATTGATTTCAATCTGTTCTCCAGGTGCAAATGTTCCAGATGTCTGTCTAAACATCACTGTAACACCACTAGCACCAGCATTTACGGCAAATGCAGTAGCACCACTACTCTTACCTCTGATATGAGAACCAGCTGGTAACTGTGATGTTGCTAGTTGTTGATTGAAAGTAATCTCGGTGTATGTTTGAATATCATATAGATACAGATCAAACTGAGTGGAATCATTAGCATACGTTCCATCAGTCAAGTTGAAAGAATATACTCTTGCTTCTCCAATGGTTGTACCAAGACCATTGATTCTTGCTTTTAAGTTTACAGTTTCTCTGAACTTAGGAGTTCCTTCAACATCAAAAACTCTCAAAAGATTTCCCATCTCAAAGGGAATACTTACTGAGGAAACTTTATTAGTATCTCTTGGTTTATCTACGTCTAAAATCTTTGAGGAAATCGTTTCTACGTCATATCCTCTAACATAAGCCTTTCCTGGAGAAAGTTTAACACACATCAGATCATCTGTAGGTGTGTTTCCTTGATCAGTTAGTTCGTCGCTAAAGAACAGACCGTCGCTTCCAAGTCTATCATTCAGTGAGTTGTGGATTGATGGTTGGAATGGTGTGATTGAGTAATCACCCGATTCGTCATATGTTCTTTCTGCCAGATAATCACGAATTTTATTGTATTCAGTTTTAGTCTCAAGAATTTTAATCTTTCCATCTTCAAGTCTCAATAACTCAACAAAATCAGTGTCGTTGACATCAGTCAACAGTTTTTTGGATAATGTAAGATCAATCTTTAATCTATCAGCACCAGGTGCTGCATAGTTTGTAAATCCCTTAGCATTATCATACAGTGTAGCATCGTCTTTTGCGTTTACAAGAGACTCTGTAATCTTAAGACCAACTCTATAAGAAGGAGTATTTGAATACTCGTCAAGAATCAGAGTGTGCTTGGTTACGTTTACAAAATATCCACGAATAAAAAGAACACCATCACTAATAAAAGCAGCAGAACCAATTGCAGTAGAATCAGATGCTACGGATGTGGCAAGAACTGTTCCTGCTGTAATTGTTGTGTTACCATATACAATATTCTCACTAGCAAAGAATGACTCATTATCAGGAAACTGATTAAACTCATAGTTATTATCAGAATCAAGATATTTTACATAAATCGTAAGATCTTCAACATTATTACCATCAGGCAACAAATATGATTGAATCGTTGCTGTGGTTCCTGAAGATTGACCCGTAATCTTTTTACCAATCAACTTATCGATATAAACCGAAATATCAATACCAGCATTTGTTGGATTTAACTTAACAGCATAAAACTGACCATCGTATGCTATATTACCAGGTATAACTATTGAACCTTCTTTGAAAACGTGACTACCAAAATCTTCAATCTGATTTTGAAGTATTGACTGTAAAGTGGTTAACTCTCTAGCTTGGACTGGAAATCCTGGTTTAAATAATACTTTGTAAAAATTATTCGATGCGTCAAAATCGTCAAAATAAGGATTGACGTTTAAATCGGTTTTTTGTGCCATTTCTTTTTAGAATTCCAGAATAATTTTTACGTCTTCTTTTTGTCTGATGTCTCTTGCAACAGTGGGACGATTATCAATATAGATCAAATCGCCTGTTTTTTTATTTATCTCTGGACTAGCAAGCCCGTTTGTAAAAGTAACTCCCAGATCTACAACCTTACTACCAACAGTTACACTGCTACCAGTAAATGTAGTGTTTACAGATCCGCTGAATGGAGATATGGTGCTTGAAGAAGATTCAAAATCATAAATGGTAGATCCTGTTGTTACAGAGTTGTAGTCAGTTTGATCTTTCTCATTTCCAAAGTATAGTGATCTATCTTGGAAATACTTCAGTACCTTTGTCTCACTATCATATGATGCGACATAACCTTTGGCGATATTACCATCAGTTCTTGTTTGAGTAATCTCTCCACCAACAGTAGGTGTTCCAGTGAAGTCATCCGCCAGTTTTACGGCAAACAATGATGAGAAATGACTTTGGGTAAAGACAGAAGTTGAACTCAACTCTTGAGGATTCTTTAGAATACCAACTTGTGCAAACTGAGTATCTACTGGAAAATCCTTTGTTGAAGAATCAAACCTAGCATAGATAAGGACCTTATCAGTTCCAAGTTCAGTATAAACATCAAAACCATGTCCTCTTGATGGAGGAATGATTGGAATAAGTTTTGCGGGGTTGGGAATAGAACCAGATGGTTGCAGACTACCTAAATCAACAACACCAAATGTATATCCTTTACCACCAGCAGTAACAGTTGTTCCTGTAATAGCACCAGCACTATCAACGGTAATAGAAACTCTACCACCACTACCATCACCAAGAATATCTACAGTTCCTGCACTATATCCAGAACCTGCATCGTCAATATAAACTTTCTTAATCTGGTTTGATTGAACTTCAGAATCACCTGCTTCTCTAACATCAGAAATCTGAGTATCAGATGATGTAGACCAATCATTAGGAACTACAATGTATTCTGTAGAGTCAAACTTGATAATATCACTTGGTGATACCGAGAACAAATATTTCCATACATAACCATCACCACTTGTTCCAGCAGCAGTAGGTGCTAGGTTAGTGAAAGTTGGTTCATCTTGTGAGTTATTTCCTTTAGGATTAGATCCTGATGAACCATTATCAATACAAACATATACTCTGAAATCACTATTCATTACATAGTAATTCGAGTCATATAGTCTACTAGAGTTTGAGTTTGGAGTTGGATTGCTAATGCTATAATCATGCCTATACATGTCATAGCGATTATTTGCTACCCAAGTTACTTTCCTAATAACTCTTCTTATATTAGCACTATTAACTTTTTTTCCAAAAAGTATATTCTTCTTATAAAATCCAGCATATTGGAGATTGTCCGTAGGACTAGGAACATTTGTGTTCCAATCAGATGTTCTACCAAATCCTACAGATGGAGAGGTAGGGTTGCAAGTTCCCAAGTAAACATAATATGAGTTACTTGCAGAAGTAACCGAATCTACAAAATTACTGGCATTCGAAAGTCTAAATTGATCTGTTACGACAGCTGCCATATCATTGCGTTTTTAGATATTTATACAAAGATTATTACAATTGTTTTGGTAATGAACCGTTATCTCTTAATCCAACTCCTCTTCTTTGGGCGATTGGGAATGTAGAAATTCCAACGGATGCACTAGGAATAGTGAATCCTGAGACGCCGATTGAAATAGGATTACTGGATCTTGTGAAGTCAGCAACTCTACCCCAAGAGTACTTACCAACGGGATTATGAATGTTCATTGTGGTTCCAAGACCAACTACATTTGAAGCGGAGTGAATATTGCATGTAATAATACCAACAGTTCCGCTGGTTTGTAATCCATGAATATAATAAACATTATCAAGGAATGTAGAACCAATACCAACGACTGCTGCGTCAGAGTCATTAATTGAAGTAACTCCTGTTCCAATATTAGTATCAGAGATATAGATTGGATATCCAACATTTAATCCAGTGAAGTCATTAGAAATAATTTCCATCTCAAGTGCGAGAGGAACTCCAATACCAGTAGTGGTTGTGATACCCGTTACAATACCCGAGAATCCCATATAGGTGTTTGCAGAACCAACAAACTCAACATTACCAGTTGCCTCTGTACTGCCGATACCAGCAACAACCATCATAGAGAATGAGTTAGGAGCATCATACTTGAACAGGTCTGCATTATCTAAGAAGATTTCAGTATCACCTGCGTTGAAGTCCTTAATAATCTTAGCAACTGGGAAGATTTGAGTTTCAATAGAATCTCTCGTCTTAAATACATTTTCACCGTTGATTACCTGATCAACCTTTTGCTTAATGATATTAATTGGTTTAAAATCGGTATCATTGATACCCTGATCAAAGTAACGGTTAGTCTCAATTTTATCTGAAGAGTCTAAGTTGAATACAGTTCTCTTCTCTTGAGACTTAGTGGTTCTGATTGCGTTATTCTTCATAATCTGAACTTCATCACCCTTCTCAATAATCTGATCAACAGATGTAATCAGAACGGTATCAGTTCCTCTGGTTCCACGATAGAAGAAGATATCAATATTTGCTTCCTCTAATGGTGGTTCTGCGAGCGCAAAGTTTGTACCACCCTCAAATGTATATGCTACATTTGGTTCTTGAATAACACCATCAATGATAATGAGCAATGCTGAAGCAAGATCAATATCAGAATCTGTTGCTGCTTCAAAACTCAGAAGTTCGTTGTTATAGAATAGTGGGAATCTCTTACGTACTCCATCTTGGAAATTCTTGATAGAATCAATATAATCAATCTCACCAAACTGCCATGAACCAAAGTTATCAGTAAAGACTTCAAGAACTTCAAGTTCATATTCCGAAAGAGGAGCAGCTAGTCCACGAGCAGTAACCAATCCAACTGGTTTGAATCTATCACCCTTCTGGAAAGCATATCCAGGTCTTGAAATATTGAATCCACTGATTTCATGATAGGTAGATCCGATTCCAGTAGTAGATCCTGCACTTACATCAATATCAAGGAGAAGTCCGATTCCAGTATCCGTGGTTGCACCAATACTCAATCTGGAAATACCCATTACACTCAGATCTTCATAATTTGGTTCAGAAACAAATATTTCTGGGTTGACGTACTCAGTTCCAGCAGCACCGACTGAAAGTGCAAGTGTACCACCAGCACCAACAACATGAGTTACGGTAGCACCTGATCCACCGCCACCACCAGTTCCAACACCAACACTAATCGTGTTTTGAGTGAATGATTGAATACTTAATACTGCATTATGAGCAGGGTCACCAGCGACTATACCTCTTCTTGCTTGAGTCTTAGAAACTGCTCTTGGATATGAGTGCTCAGTAGCATGATTATCCTTAGAGCAAGTAAATACCAAACTATCGGTTCCAATAGCAACTGTATTAGAACCAGTCAGTCCATGATTTACAATGGTTAACTTAAGAATACCAGTCAGGGAGTTATAATCTGCATCCGTAGCAGTATATGTGTTATGAAGATTATCGGTGATGGAGTTTACGCCAGCACTTACAAATCTGTGATCATAAATCAAGTCAGTTACTGCAACTGATACATGACCATCTCTGTATCCAGAACCTTCGGTTAAATCCCACCACTTATAAATGGTACCCATACCAACGTAAGCATGAGGAATGGTGCAGACTCCTACGTTAGCAGTGAATGTTTTGGAAGAAGTGATTCCCGTGATTGGGAATCTCTGACCAAAAGGACTGCTACCATCTGGGAAGATAGTAGTCGTAACTCCAGTATGCTCGGCAGTGCAAGCAAACTCAAGACCTTCCATGAAGACTGAACTTGTATCAACAGTCAGTCTGTGCTGATCACTAGTTGTAATCTCAAGAATACCAGTAGTATTGTTATAAGTTGCTGTACTGATGGAATATCCATCACTAACTCTCTTAACTTGATTAGTTGTACCAAATCCTACAACAACATCGCTAATGCTACCACCAGCACCAATTACAGGTTTGGACATTGCACCAACCAAAGGAGCATATCCAGATCCACCAGTTGAACCAAGAGAAACGATCATTCCTCCTCTTGGTAACTGACCCATATTTACATCAAACTCAGAAGTAAAGATATTGTTAGACTGATCTCTAATACCACTGAAACTTACACTACTAATACCAGCAGATAAATCTTCTACAATACTAAAGTTATTTGCAGGATTATTTTCAGTGGTTGGTGTCTGGAAGATGCCGTTGATAAACAGAACTCCATTACCACCAGTTGTTCCAATACCTGTGGTATCTCCTCCATCTACACTTAGTGTAAAGGTTCTACCAATACCAGTGAACTCATCTGAAATATCATCATATACTTGGTTCGTATCATAATCCTGTCTGAGATAGACTCTACCGTTAAATGCTGCAACTGGGAAATCTAAATTAGAACTAGTAGACTCAAACTGTGGATTACCTCTTGGTGCCTCGGTAAAGAAGATATCCTGACCAACAAGGTTGTATCCACCTTTAAATACAGTCGCTACACCTGTTGTATCTTGGTGTGTGGATCTTGAAGACCCAACTGAACCTCTTTCTACCTGAACAAGGTTAAATGCACCTGTATTTGTGATAGGACCAACAGCGGTTGTACCAAGACCTACGTTCTCAATAATCATGAACTCATTATCAATCTTAATGAGATCTTTTGGTTTGATCGTTGATATTCCACTCAACGAGAAGATAGTATCAGCAATTCCAATTGAACCACCATTATCATCAAGCGAGTGAGAAATATTAGTGAGAGCAATAGGATATTGAGCAATATTATTAATACTAATCAATGACTTAGAATTTCTCTTCGCCATTTCAAACATGTGGGCATTACCTTCACCAAGGGAGGAGATTGTAATAGCAGCACCTGCTCTAGTAGTTGAGATTTGGAAACTATCATCATCTCCACCAACAATAGCGAATACTCTTTCAGGTAAAGTATCTACGCTACCTGGAGTTGCAGGAATATACTGCATAGCAGTTGAACCAACTCCAACAAATGTAGCTTGTGGTGTATAAATCAGTTCCTCATTATTTTGGAAGAAGTGATCATCAATCTCAAATGTAGATGCACCAGAGGCAGTAAGATCTAAAACAGTTGTATCTTCTGGGTTAAAGACCTTAGCAAAGATAGGAACTGAATTATGATTAACAGTAAACTGAGTTCTGTTGATTCTGTCGCCGTTGATTGCATTGTAGAAGTTATATCCAACCGATTCTGATATAGCACCAATGTTAAGAACATTTGGATTATTCAGACTATCAATCTTGGTGTAGAATATTTCACTGAAAGCAGACACACTTACATTGGATGCAGTGTCTGGGGTGAACGTCAGAATCATGTCCGTTCCATCAATATCGCCACCAAAGGTTCCGATACCAGTTGTGCTTCCTACTGATAAGAATGGTGACTGCTGAATGTAAATGTTTTGCTGATTATCTTTGATCATCAAGACTTGGTGCAGAGCACTAGTGTCTCCAACACTTACCCTAACGTACGACTTCATAGAGTCGAAGAGTACATTACTTACTGATACTACTGTGGTTGCAGTAGAAACATTATCAACAAAGTTGGACTGATAGATTACAGATCTTTCTGATCCATCAGTTTGGAAGTTATTCTTATATCTGTGAGTTCCAATACCGATTGAAGTTGTTCCGAACCCAACGATTCTTGCTCTAATATCAATATCATCTTCAGTATCACTTGTGTAAGTGAAAGTAGCAATACCACTGATGATGTTTGCACCAAAACTACCTATTTCATTGATAGACAGGAAGTTAGTGGTTGAGTCAGAATCATTATAGTAATCAGAAATGAATGTATCAGTACCATCATGAGTCAGATAGACTCCAGCGAAGTTCATCTGATTATTATTCTTATTGATGACCTGTACGTCAGCAAATAGACCCTCAAACTCATCAGTAGCAGCAGTATATAAAGCAGTAGTGAATCCAGTTTGAGTTGTAATGCCGTTTGAACTTACCAGGTTGATGAATCCAATCGCTTGAGTGTTTATACCAACAGCAGTGCTGTTAAACTTACTTGTTCTTGATTTCAGATCATAATCAATATTATCAGGATCATCTGGTGTAAATCTGAGGAAAGAATCACCAAGAGAATCAGTTACAATTTCAAAGGTTCCAAACTCATCACCATCAGAGTGGAGGATGCTTGATCCAGTATTAACTACGCTTCCCTTATCTAAAAGGAAACTATCACCACCAGAGGAAAGAATGACCAAATCAGAGAGTTGGACTTCATTCATGTCCTTATCACTTACTCTGAAGAGAATACTAGTGTAAGTATCTGCAGGATCAAGTTTGAAGATGTTCAAGAACTTGCTGGGCTCACCATCAAGGTTAGAGAACTGTGAGTTAATGTTATCAATCTTCAGTACTCTGTTAGATCTGCAATCAATGTAATCAGTTAGTTTCTTATTCTTAAATGTGATGAACTTAGATGTATTATTTACAACGTCAATATCTCTAACCAGGTCAAAATCATAAACAGTATCAACTCTGGTTTCAGTCAACAAGTCTTTGAAGATTCCTGTCTGGTCATTAGTATCGGAAATACCAGCAGATGTTGCTGAGGTAATACCAGTATCAGCAAAGTCTCTCATACCAGCAGTATGAAGAAGTCCCTTGACTACTTCTGTAGTCTTCTCATAAGTTAGAGGACTCTTGATTGAATATGAAAGATTCTGATAGTAATCATTATCTGGAGTAACTTGATCATCAAAGTCAAGCATACCAACATTGGTTTCCCAACCAATATCTTTCTTGATGCTGTAATCAACAGTGAAGATTCCTTCACCAATATCCAAAGAACTGATAGTAGCAACGTTTCCAGAGTCAACGCCAGTTAAGACATCTTCAACTTTGAGTTCGTCTGTTCCATTAACCTTAATTGAGAGTTCATCATAAGATGCTATCGTAAGATTAGATTCTGCACCGTTGATAAGAACCTTTTCTCCAACGAAGAATGCAGATCTCTTTTGAATTGCTTCAAGAACTGGATAGTTATTTTTATTGATTACAATACCAGTTGCATCCTGCTCAGTTTTTGCTAAACCAGCATTAGTGATGAAACTCGTACCATCAAGGGTAACTCTATCCAAGACACCACTTGTAGTATCATAGTTGGTGACTGTGTAGAATCTATATCCAAGATCTGGTGAGTTGAATCCAGTTCCAGTTGAGCTATACTTCTGAATACCCTCAACAAATACTTCATCGCCTGTTGCAAATGGAGCGATTGGGAAACCAACTGTAGGTGTGGTGATATGGCATGTAATGATTCCACTATTCTCATTTGAGAATACTTTTTGAACACTAATACCGTTAGTATTGTTTTCTGTAAAGAGTAGCGCAGTTGTTTCTGGTAAACCTTTTGGTTCTTGTTCAATAGTAACTCTGGTGATAGAGTTATCAGTAATCTCTGCTAAGAGAACTCCACTATTAATCTTTTCACGTGTTGATGGATTAACTACCGTTACAGCAGGTGCATCAATAAAGAACTTACCACCATCAGTAACGCTTACTAAACCAACAGTGTTGGAGTCTCTGATAGTAATTAACGGAGAGATATCAGCAGTTGGTTGCAGAGTCTTATCTGAAGAGTATTCAAATCCTTCATTGATAACTCTAACAGTCTCTGCATTACCAATAGTGCTTGAAGTGGGAACAATATATGCATCCTTACCATTAGAACCAGTTACATCAGTAAATACTGGATATTGCTCATAGTTACTACCACCAGAAACAATGTTAATCTTCTTGATAGGACCAGAAGCAGTTACCGATGAGGTATCATACTCCAGAGCAGCACATTCTGTTGGAATGTAAGACAATTTCTCTGGAACTTCATTTAAGAAGATGTTGAATGTTGTACCAGCAAGTCCAACAGGAGAAACGTGATAATCACCAGAGTAGGCGCTATTTTCAAATAAGATTTCTGAATATTGCTTGACTTCTTTATCAGCAGTGCTTATAAATCCAGACTTTTCAATATTATAATAAAGTCTTCTGGGAAGTTCGCTGTTATGATTAACAGTCAGAGTTGCTCCTGTCGTAACACCAACAGTTCCTAAACCAACAATAGTGAATGAGCTAGTGGTTGAGATAGATACAACCTCATTATTGAAAGCATTATCATAGTAAATCTTAAACTGATAATCCTCTAAAGAAGAATCTTCTAAATCAAATACAAGATTGTTTTCTTTAACAGATACAACTTGTGGATTAATTGGAGAAATAGTCTGAATAGATCCACCAGCACTAAGAATATCTACAACTACAGGAGGATCCTGCTGAACATTAGTTTGAGTTGTAGAGAGTTGAATATTATCATCATCAACTCTGTAGACATAATAAGTATTTGTGTGCAATCCTGAAGCAACAGTGTTAGCATCATAATCAACCTTATCAAGAGTCTTAAGACCATGAGAAGGAAGATTAATTTGATTTGTTACTGTGTTAACACCAGCAGCAGCAAAAGTAATAGGATTGATCTGAATATTACCAGTAAGAGTATTTCTCTTCACTCTTACAGCGGTAGAAGTTCCGATACCAACAGAAAGTGAAGGTGCTACATCAAGACTGATAACATCATTTGCTTTCAATTCGTGAGAGGTTGATACAGAAACTTGAGCTCTGACTTTTTGAACCTTACCAGTAATCTCAACAAAGTTTGTATCAAAATGATATCCGTCGCTATTAGCACCTACCGTTCTAAAATATACCTCTGATGAAGTAAGAGTAGTTTTAATACCAATACTATTGATATTCTTATCTACAACAAATACATTTGACGGTAAGTTAAATGGAGTTCCTGTTGGAGACGTTGAAATAGATACTGCCGTACCATCAGCAGTGAAAGTAACGTTCTGATTATTTTCAAAAGGATGATTTTCTAAAGTAATAGTCCTTGATGGGATATCTCTGGTTACCAAAGAATTACCCAGAGTAAATGTTACAGAAGTAGAGATGCCTGTAATAGTTCCTACACCAACGGATTCAGTTGGGTTGAAATAGACTCTTTGATTTACTTTAGAGTCAAAGAACTCAAGATTTGATTTGATTGTGAAAGAATCGGGTTTGAAAGATACCTCGGAGGTTGCTGTATGAGCAATACCAGTCAAAGATCTTTCAACTTTGATAATATTTTTGTTTTTGAATATTTCTAATACAGTAAGAACTTCTGTTGAAATTCCAATCTGACTATTGATAGCAATCTCATCAGGAATGTTTCCAACATAAATTTCAGTTGAAACTCCAGAAGTTCCTGCAGGAAGTTCTTGTATCAGAGAAGTCCTAAATGAAGTAACACCAACTTCAAATGTATCATTCAACCTAGAGAGATTAGTTGAGAATCCTGAGATAATAACACTCTCACCATCTAAAATAGTATGGCTTGGTTTGATAGTAACCTTTACATTTCTATCATTATCTAAGGTAAATACTGAATTTGGAAACTCTTCAATAGTTGTTGTGATATCAGTTACATTTTTACCGCCAACTTTTGAAACTCTAGAAATAAGTCCACCACCTGTTGATGTGGGTTCAAAGTTCAATACATCATTAACCATGTAGTTTGAACCAGCATTAACAATATCAAATCCAGTAATAGAACCTTTTGTTTGAGATTCTACAATAGATTTTTGATTGATAACTTCATTGGTTTCAATGATAAAGTCATTATCTGCTTTAGAGTCAGATACCTTATATGGGAAAGTATTTCTGAGAAGATTGGAACTATTGAAATCAAACTCCTGATTCAAAGTTTCATTATCTGTTAAAGTATTTGATCTGTACTTGTTACCAATGAAGAATGGGTACTGAGGATCATTACTTGAATCAATGGTAGCATAGTAAGCATATACTCCATTTGGAAACTCGGAAGTTTTTGCAAATCTACCATTGTACTCGTCAAGATCACCACTATTTGTATAGCAATAATCTTCAACAAAGAATCCATTATCAAATCCAGATGGTCTATCAACTACATCAGATACTTTGAGTTCATATCCAGACTCTATTCTCTTAGGTGCTGAGTTAGTATCATCAACATCAGAATATCCATAAGGACCATAGATTGGATTACCATCATATGCCCATCCAATAATCTTAGATACTACAGTAGAATCTTCATTGAATGCATCTCTAACAGTATCAAAATAACCCAATACAGAGTATTGCAGTTTCTCATTCGTCTCATTTAAGAGTTCATTACCAAACCTAGAAGTATTGGTAACGGTCAGTCCTCTAACATCAGCATCAAACAATGCATTGATACCAGTAGACTTAACTCTTAATGTTGAGGTGCTTGAATATCCAATACCAGGATTGATGATCTTAACATCAGTTAATTTACCACCAGAGATAATAGGTCTAATATCAGCACCAGTTCCTGCACCAGTTGGGTCTACAAGATCAATATCTGGTAATGATGTGTACTCATTTCCACCAGAATCGATGTTAACGACTTCTAATCTACCATTTACAATGATAGGTTCTAACTGAGCGTTCTTACCTGATGTAATAGAGATAATTGGTTTACGGTGATGATTCAGAATAGTTGAACCATATCCTGTTCCTGCTTCATACAGATAGGAATCAATAATGCTTCCTCTTACAACAGGAACAGCATTAACTGTCTGATAAGATTGTGTTGTTGTTCCAAAACCAACAGAGGTATATTGAACATCAACTGAGATATCAGGGAACTTGAACTGGTGCAATCCAGAACCTACACCCTCAATTCTAATATTCTCTCTTTGATCATACTTAGAAAGATTAGTTCCGCCGATACCAATATCAGCAAGTCTGAAAGTATCATCATCAACTTTCAGAATCATGTATGAAGCAGTCTTTACACCTACGGTAATATCTGGAGATTCGAATGATATACCATCAGTATTTTCATAAACAATCCTATCACCATCTTCAAATCCATGATCCACAAAGTTGATGGTATGATTAGTGGTATTGATACCCGCTGGCTTTACAAAAAGATTTCTGTTTGTATACCCAGAACCACCATCTACAACAACGATATTTGCAATAGTCTTCTTAGATTTTGCTGGAGTGAACTTTTGAGTTCCATTACCAGATGATGTAAGATCAACTGTGTTGATTCCAGCAAGGAAGTCTGACCTTGACTCAAACAACTGAATCGTTCTGTTATTATCAATCTTGGCGAAGTATGATGCTCTATCAACTAAAGTAGTAGTTCCAATACCAATTGGCGTATTACCTTCATCATGATAGATAATCTCTTCACCACTTGTAAGATTATGATCTTCTTTGAAAATCAACTGGTCGGTTGTGGAGTTGATACCACCACCAGCAGATGAATATCTAGCATCAAAGAAGATATTTCTGAATCTATCAGTCAACTGTGCTTCTAATACTGCACCAGTTCCATTACCACCAGTAACACCAATAGAAACAATACTTTGAATATCAAAGTCTTGAGGATCTACATATACCTTTTCAAAAGAACCACTGATAACTGGTCTAATCTTCGCTGTAGTTCCAGTTCCAGTAGTAGCAGTAATAACGGGTAAGTTGATTACATCGTACCCTTTACCACCATTGAGAAGATTTACACTTTCTAAAGGACCAAAGTAAATCTTATCATCAGATTTATAGTTAGATATTTCAACACCATTAATCAACATTCCAGTGGATCCTGGAATAGTTAACTCACCCACACCATTTTTGATGTTTGGTTCCAGAGTAAACTTCTTCAGCAGTTTCTGTGGACCAAGAACATTTGATCTCTGAGAGAATAATGTAAATCTATGACCATCTGCTTGAGGTCTAAACTTCAGATAGTTGGGACCACCAACAAATGATCTGGAAGAATAGAGATTGATTTGTTTCTTATCAGATGAGACGATTGAAACAAAGTATGCACCTGTCTCTAATCCGACCAGAGGAGCAACATCTGGTTTGTAGAAAATCTTATCACCTTCAATAAAAGGTACGGCATCAGAGAACTTAATGGTTCTATAAGTACCGTCTGCAAATCCATCAGTGATGATACCTACAGTACCTGCACTGATTGAGGTTGTATTTACTTCTTTGCTTATTTCATAAGCATATTCAATTGAAGTCGCAGTAGTATTGTTATTAGAGGGAAGTGAGTTTGAAGCAACATATGCATACTTACCTCTCTCATCATATGTGTTTAGTACGTCAGATAATGTTGTATTATTACCATACAACATTGTTACATTAGAAGCAGAAGCAGTATTTAACTTTCTTCTAATATCATAGTCTTGACCAGTTGCTGATGTGAATGAAAGGTTATCTAAAGTAACTCTATTCTCAGCATTAATAATACTTGCAATGTATGCAATGTTTGTTGGAGAAGAATCAACAACATTTGAATCTCTCTGAAGGATTTCAACTCTATCACCCTTCTTCAAACTTGACCTATCAATCTTACTAGCAAGAGTGTAGTTACTTACATCACTAATATTGTATCTGGAACTTGTATTGTAAATCCAGGAGTTGAAGAAAATCTGTTTGTATGTCTTATCAGTCTCAGGATTCTTTACATTTGATCCAAGGTTTTTGACTGAAATAATATCATTGTTAACAACGTTGATGTTGTCGCTTATCTGTTCAAACTTGGATAAAACGCCAGTAAGTCGTAGTTCAACTTTTTTCGTTTCATCACCGTCTTCATATCCAAAATAAATCTCATCAGAGCGGACGTTATCTGCTGCCTCAATAGTTTTTCCAATACCTGTACAACCTAAAAACTGGTTGATGCTCTTATCGGTGTATGTGATGGAATTGATTCCAGACAATACATAACCAGTTTGAGCGAATCCAATAGTGGAATCTACAGTAACAACAGACGATCCAACAGCAACAGTTTGAGTTGCTTTGGTAGAAGGTGTGATTTGGAAAGTACCTTCAATAGTTGAAAGATCATCATATCCAATGAATAAGGATACTTTAAAATATTGCTGATTATTTCTTGTGAATGGTTCTACTTCAGAGATAGAAGCATTAGTTCCTGCATCAGTCAGTTTAGTAATAGACTGACCAACAAGTTTATTTGGATCACCAGAGATTGCCTCTGCAATAGTTACAAACCTTCTGATATACTGAGCCGCAGATGGTTTGATAAGATAGTCTTCAAGATTAATAATGCTTGGATCTACACCATACAGAACCTTACAAAGAATCTTAAATGAATCATCTGTACCTTTTGATTCGTACAGAGATCTCGCTTCTTTAATAAAGTTACCAGCATTTACTGATGGATGGAAATCAACATCCTCCAAACCAGGAGTAAATGTTGCCTTGAGTTTCTTATAAAATTCTTTGAGGAAAAGTGTGCTGAGGTTCTGAACAGAAGAACTAGCAACGTGATCAGCAGCGACTGTATCCGAGAAAATTAACTCTTCTTGATTAGTATCTTGATGATAACTAGTGATTCCAGAGAAACCACGAACACATCCAGTGAAGGATGTAGAAGTCTTCCCAGTGTACGTTATAACCTCGCTATCAATCTTTAAAAGACCGTAGGTGTCTGGGTATCCCTTAGTAGAACTAACGTTGATTGTAGAGTCACCAGCGGTCACTATACCAACCGTTGTGGTGCTATCAACGACAACCTCTGGTATCAGGTTATCAACTTTGAGGTATTGATCTAAATTTTCAGAAAGATCTGAAGTACCACCTTGATACTCCTGTGAAATATAATACTGCTTGAAAAAATCAACCGCCTTTGGATTTTCATCCAATATAAAACTAGGCAGTTGATTGCTGATTATTTCTTGAACCTTGACCCTAGGTTCGAACCCAGTTTGTATCATATTACTGTCTTATTAGAATCCCGTTTGAATAGCTTGATGTGTAATAATCTCTAGTAAATACCGTTCCAGAAATTTCATCACCAGATGCAATAACATCTCTTACCATATTTATGGTGCTATCCGACACACTAAAACTCAGATAAAGATCCTTGAGTCCAACAATATCATTGGATTCTGGGAATGCTTGAATCTCAATAATATCATTCATCCTTTCAGTAGATGTAATCGTTACTGTGCCTAGATTGATTTCACCGTGCATATAGTCTACAGTGCCGGCAGACTTGTTGATAACTCTAATCGTTCCATCAGAAGTCTCTTTTACAATCGAAAGAGTACCTGTCTTACCATCATCATTAGGAACATCAGTGAAGTAAACGGTATCTACTTCTCCAGAGATTTTAAATCCTGTAGATTTGATGTTACGACCATCTGGATTAATATGGAACTGATTACCAAAACATAACTCATATTGAGCAGATTGATTGATCGCTGCCTTCAAATCTCTTCTGATGATTACTTTAGTAATGTTTGAAGTGATTGAGGTATCAGTATTATCAACAACTTGCTGAACCTTACTATATTTGAATCTACCACCAAACTTATTGAGATCAACTGAATCAGAATATTCAGACAAAGAGTTGATAATCGAACTTCTTAGGGAAGATGCAGAAGTTGTTTTGTTGGTGTTATAGTAAACAGCACTATCAATCTCAACATATAGTATCTTAAGATCAATAATCTTTTGATTGATACCAGATACGGTGTATTGCTTCAACTTAGAAAGTATCTGAGACTTATTAAAGTCTGATACAAAACTACCATTCTTTGGTTTGATACTAAGAGTAACGGTACCAAACTCTGGTGGATCTAACTCTTCACCACCAACGACAGAAACAGATTCAGTATCAGGATAGATTGATTTGATAATCGCTTCGTAATCCCGTGCTGTAACCGCTCTGTACTGCGAGGAATAGATCCTAGGAGCGAAGTATTTGACGGAATCGACAGATTCTACATCAGACCCATTTTGCGCTGCCTGAACGGTCGTTACAGTGACCGTTCCTGGATTAGGAATATTACCACCAGAATCCTTGACGCTACCAGAATATGAGAATAAAGATGCTCCGTTACCATCTGTACCATCAGTTACGATGTAATGTACGGTAATAACTGATTCATTCTCTAACTTTTCGCCAAGTAATCCATCACCAAAGAGGATTTCATACTTCTCGTCCTGAACCTCCTGGATCAAGAAAATCTTGGATGTACTCTCAAGATTTAAAATATTATCAACTAACTGATATTCAACACCTAAACCAGTGTCTCCGGGACCTTTAACATAAACAGAGATGGTTGATGTATCAACATATGAATTATCAAGTAGAAATCTCTGATTTAGTGAAGTATCAACTGTAAATTCTTTTGTTAAAAAGATTCCTTGATAAACATCTACGTTCTCAAATGTTGCTACATTGTTAACAACAGATGTTGTGATGTTTTCAGGAACCGCAAATGTATATGATGTATTGTCTACGTTACCAGTACACACCAGACCTGCCTGTAAGGTCGCTGTAGGCGATGTAGTGTTAACTGCTGTACTAAATGATACCTGTGCCTTTGCTGCCGTTCTAGAGCGTGGTACATATCCAATATTACGTGCTAGAGAAACCACATTTTCTCTGAGTGTTGCAGAATCCAAGAAGGATTCATTCACAATCATGTTCGCATTGAACGCATTAATATAAGTGTTATATGCTAAAGTATCGATTAAGACTGAAAAGTTTGATCCTTCAAAATCAAAATCTGTAAACGTTGAGTTAGCGCGAAGATAACTCTTGATTTCAGTTTTAATCTGATCGAAATCTAGATTTGCAAATTTAGTGAAAGGCATGTTATCTGGTTGCCTCTAAGAGGAATGTATATTCTTGTGTTGGGAACTCTTGTCCGA